TCTTTTCACTCTGAGATATATAAAACAATTAGGAATAAAGAGAATGACCGTATATTAATTGCTGCCCCCAGAAGTACTGCCAAAAGTACTGTATGTTCTCTCATACTCCCCCTCTGGAGGGCAGCTTTTAAGCCAAATGACGAGGATTTGTTTATAGTTATAGTATCTGAGTCACAATCACAGAGTATAAACTTCTTGAGCAGAATTAAGTATCACCTTGATACATCATCTATATATAGTCAGATGTTTGGGGATATGGGTAGTAATACAGCAAAACGATGGACTAACAATGACATAGTATTAGCAAACGGAACTCGTATGGTTGCTGTTGGTACAGGACAGAGAGTTCGTGGGTTTATTGAGGGAGATACTCGACCTAACTTAATTATTATTGATGACTTTGAGTCAGAATTAAATGCTTTTACGCCTGAGGCGAGAGCAAAGAACCGTAAATGGATTACAGAAGCAGTTATACCATCATTGTCTGATGATGGGCAAATTGTAATGATTGGAACGGTTATATCTGAAGATTGCTTCCTGAATTGGGCTAAAGGGTCTGATGCATGGAAAACACTTTGGTATACGATTTGGGATGATGATGAAGAGAGTATTTGGGAAGAAAGATTCCCTAAAGAAAGAATATTTAAAATAAAGAGCGAATATGAGAGTGTTGGGAATTTAAATGGATTCTATCAGGAGTACATGAATATAGCACAAGCTCCTGAATCAGCTCCATTTAAACCAGAGTTCATTAAACTTCATCATTATGATTATGAATGTATAGATGGACAGAATTGCCTAGTAAAGGAGACAGGTGGAGAAAAAGAAATTAAACCAGTTGAAATCTACGCTGGGGTCGACCCTGCTAGTAGTCTCAGTCTTCGGGCTGATTATTTCGTTATTGCTGTTATGGCTGTTGACTATGATAACAATAAGTATATTGTGGATATTTACAGGCGTAAAATCACTCCTGCAGAGCAACCAGACGAGATTATTAAAATATACAAGAGATATCATCCGAAAAAGATGAAAATAGAAACTGTAGCTTATCAGGAAGCTTTGAGAAGTGCAGTTCGTAAGCAGATGCTGGACGAGGGAATTTATATCCCGGGACTAGAGTCTGGGGTAAAACCTCGGAACAGAAAGTCAGAGAGATTGCTTTCTCTTGTTCCATTGCTTGCAAAAGGCGAGTTTTTCTTTAGACCACAGGATATCACAGCTCAGCAGGAATTTCTCTCTTACCCTAAGGGCAAACATGATGATATAATGGATGCTATCTGGACTGCTTTAGATAAACATTCACCATGTAGAATTACAGATATGAAGAAACCAGTAAATGGGAATAACTATTATGATGATTATAAATACCTTGATTGGATGACAATGTAATGGCAAAAAAAGACAGAGTAGAAGAAGTACAAAGTCTTTGGAAGACATATTCAAGTAAAAGAGAAACTTGGGCTACCCATGCTAGAGAAGACCAAGAATTCCGTTATGGGAAGCAATGGTCTGATGAACAAAGAAAGAAATTAGAGGCACGGGGTCAGGCAGCTGTTGTTGTAAATAGGATACATCCTGCTGTTGAAAGTGCTAAAGCTATGCTTACAAGTAACAAACCCTCTTTTAGGGTTTCTCCTCGTGAAGATAGTGATAATAAGGTTGCACAAACTATAAATGGGTTATTGGAATATATGTGGCAAATATCTGATGGTGACCAGATATTAAGAAATGTTATAGATGATTATTATGTCACTGGTATGGGTTGTATGTTAGTATATCAAGACCCAATGAAAGATATGGGTAAAGGAGAGGTATGTTTATTAGATATTGACCCTCTTACTGTTTATGTAGACCCAAATAGTCGTAATCGTAGTTGTAGCGATGCAGAAAATATTATTATATCACGATTATTTACAAAAGCTCAGGCTAAAAAGCTTTATCCAATGTATGAAAAGGCTATAAAAAATGCCACTTCAGATAATTTCAATACTGATATTCCTGTAACAACTCGTGCAGGTGATGGAGAAGTTATCTTCCCTGAGGATATAGAAACACAAACCCAGACTACTTTTGGTGATGGGGATGATTATATAAGAGGTTACGAAAGATATCACAAAACTATTACTCAAATGCATCGTGTATTTGAGTCATGGAGTGGGCATGAGCATCTGTTGGATGATAATGCCTTTAATGAGTATATTCAAAGACCTGCATGGATAATAGAGGGTAATATTATAGCAAAACCTGAGATGGCTGTTCAATTAATACAGCAGTTAAGTATGCAGTATGAACAAATGGCTCAACAGGCAAAGATGATGGGACAGAAAGTTCCTCCACCACCTCAGGTAGAACAAGTAACGCATTTAGACCTCTTAAAGCAACAGCAAATTAAAAGTGTTACTGTACCTACTAAACGGATAAAGATGGAAGTTATCATGGGCGATACTCTCTTATATGAGAGAATCTTACCAACTGAGAGGTATCCTTTAGTATTTTATATGAACATGCATACAAGAACCCCATATCCTGTCAGTGATGTGAGGATGGTAAAGGGTGTACAAGAGTATATTAATAAGACACGTTCTCTTATTATTGCTCATGCAACCACTTCAACTAATCTAAAAGTATTATTACCATCTGGTTCGGTTGATATGAATGAATTTGAAGAGAAATGGGCACAGCCGGGAGTAGGAATTGAAGTTGACTTTGATTTGGGTATCCCACAAGTTGCTCAACCTGTGCCATTGCCTAATGAATTGTACCAAAATGAAACAACTGCTAAATCTGACATAGACCATCAACTCGGTTTGTATGAAATGATGATGGGGAACTCTCAGGCTGCTCCTCATACATATAAAGCTACAGTTAGTTTGGATGAGTTTGGACAACGCAAAATGAAATCCAAATTAGCTGATATAGAATATGGTCTAAAGCATACAGCTTTAGTAGCTATTGATATGATGCAACAACTTTATAAAGAAGAAAAGATTATTCGTTTATTAAAGCCTAATAATTCAATGTCTGAGTATGTTATAAACAAACGGCTTTATGATGATAAAGGTAATACAAAGATTCTAAATGACATCGGTGTTGGCAAGTATGATATAGTCGTAGTGACTGGTTCTACTTTACCCACAAACCGATATGCACAGTTGGAATTATATATGGACGCATATAAGAATGGTATTATTGACCGACAAGAAGTTCTGAAGAAAACAGAAGTTTTTGATATGGAAGGTGTAATGCAGCGTACAGATATGATTGCACAATTACAACAGCAAGTGCAACAGGCTGGTGAACAAATCAAGAAGCTGCAGGGAGACTTGCAAACCAGAGAACGTGAAGTTTACCATGCTAAGCAAAGAGCTGAAGTAGAAAAATTCAAGGGTAGCCTAGATTCAACCTCCACGAAAGCGAAAGCTGCTGGAACAATCTTTGAGAAACGCCTTGATGACGCAATGGGACAAATACAAAAAGAGGTGCGAGATGCCTCAAAACCTAGCTCAACCCCTTCAAGTCCCAAGAAGGGTAGCTAAAAACAAAAAAGGAGTGTTTCAATGAATGAAAACACAAATACAGTAGATACCCCACAAGAAGCTTTTACTGCTCCCGTGGAGCAACAAAGCCAGCAAGGCTCTATTGTAGATGAAGTCATTTTCGGGACAAAGCAACCTGAAGATATGACGTACACAAATACAGAAGAGCAAGCAGTTCCCCAAGAAGGGATACCTGCACAAGAACCACAAATGCAACCACAGCAAGAGCCTCAACTTGATAATGAACAAGTTCGTTATCAATACTGGCAGTCTCAGGCAGATAGGCGAGGAAATGAAGCTGAAGAACTTAAGAAGACAAACGAGATGCTTCAGAATCAAGTCAATACGCTTATAGAACGTGGTGGGAATCCTCAAGCACAGCAAGAGGCACCTCCTGAAGAGCAATTTGAGTTTCCAGCTCCACCTGACAAACCACAAAAACCTAGCCGCTTTAACAGAGAAGAAGCGTACTCTGACCCTGATTCAGAGTCAGCCCGCTATCTAGATACTGCTGACCAGTGGCGAGATGATATGGATGAATATAATCGATTAAGAGGCGAATATGACCGTGAAATCATGGCAAATGAGCGTCAGGCTATGGTTGATGAGCAGAATCGTGTAAAAGAAGCTCAGCAACAGCAAGCTAGACAACGTGAACAAGTGGGTGATATTAAACAACACTTGAACAAGACTTATGGTGCTAATGACGAAACTATTAACGATTTTCTGAAAACGATGTCTTCACCCGAATCACTTACAGTGGATAATTTGTGGAAATTATATGCTTTAGAAAAAGGGGCTAGTTCGAATCCTGCCGCTCCTGCCCCTGCCCAACAACAGCCTAGTGCTGCTTTTGAGCAAACGCAGAGAGCCCAGCAGATTCCTAGTCCAATGGGTGTAGTATCCGGCGTTAATAGGCAGACAGATAAAACTGCAAACGACCGGATAATGGATGAGCTTATTGGCGATTATAATAAGCAAAATCCTTGGTAAAAAATTAAATATAGTTAAGGAGGTTTAACTATGGCATATGGAGATAGTAAGTATAGTGGCAGTCAAGGGAATACAGTACAAGGTGTCAGTATTGATGATTCCAGAAGACTGTTTAACTTTGGTGAAAGAGTGTCGGAGCTTGCCCCTCAGCAATCCCCATTCTTTACCTATTTATCCAAAGTTGCAAAAAAGTCTACTGATGACCCCGTGTTTAAGTTTCTTGAACAGCGTCATCAATGGCAGAGACGTAATGCACTTGTGGATGCAGCTGCAGAAAGTGCGACTTTTGTAGAAGATGGGACAAATGCAACGCTAGTAACAACTGGCGGTGTTGCTTCATTAAAATTTGATTGTTTGTATGATAAATATGGGAATATAGCATCATCAGCACAAGCACCTGAATTTTTTATTGAAGGGCAGGTTATTATTGCAGAAGCTGTATATTCAGCAGCAGGGGACCAAAGTGATAGTGAAAATATTACGGTTATCTTTAAAGCAGGGACTCCTGTGATAAATGCAAGTGATACAACTGTTCCAGTTGGTGCTTGGGTTTCTATTGGAGGAGTACCTTATGAGAGTAGTGGAATAAGTATGAGTTCTTGGTCTACCAAGGGCTTAACTGAGATTGATAATGGTACATCTACTATTCAGTTTAAAGATAATGGTAAAGCACAAGTAATTGGTTCTGCATGGGCTGAAGGGACAGCTGACCCAGAGGGTTGGGCTGACAAGATGTACGACCGAGAAGGATATTGCCAGATATTTAAAACTGCAATTCCTATGTACAGTGGTACATCATTGGCAACAAGGTATCGTGGTATAAATAATGAGTATAAACGTGTTTGGCAAGAGAAGTTAATGGAACATAAGATGGATATGGAACATGCTATGTTATTTGGCATTGGACATGCCCTTAATGAACAGTCTACTTCTGCACCATTGCGTTATACATGGGGTATCCTTCCATATACAGAAAGTTATGGCAAGATGTATAATATGTCTTATGCTTCATCTGGATACGATGCATTCTTGGATGCAATGGAAGATTTCTTTGCTCCTGAGAGTGGTAATAGCGGTAATAAACTAGTACTTGCTAGTAGAAAAGTAATTACCTATCTAAATAAATTAGGTAATGGTAGTTTCTTGAATAATAGTGTTGGCACTAGTCAATATCGTTTAGATGTGGACAGTATTCCGGGGAAATTCGGACATACTGTAACTATGGTAGATACTATTTTTGGTAAATTACACTTTGTAGCTGACCCACTTCTTCGTGGAATATTTGAAGATTATTGTGTTGCAGTTGATATGAAGAATGTAGCTTATCGACCTCTCGTAGGGAATGGTGTAAATCGTGATACTCACATAATTACTAATGTT